AGGTTGGCGCCTGTGAGGTCGGCGTCTGTGAGGTTGGCGCCTGTGAGGTTGGCGTCTGTGAGGTTGGCGTCTGTGAGGTAGGCGCCTCTGAGGTCGGCGCCTCTGAGGTCGGCGTCTGTGAGGTTGGCGTCTGTGAGGTCGGCGTATGTGAGGTTGGCGTCTGCGAGGTGGGCGCCTCTGAGGTCGGCGCCTGTGAGGTTGGCGCCTGTGAGGTCGGCGCCTCTGAGGTTGGCGCCTGCGAGGTTGGCGCCTGTGAGGTCGGCGCCTGCGAGGTGGGCGTATGCGAGGTTGGCGCCTCTGAGGTAGGCGCCTGTGAGGTTGGCGCCTGTGAGGTAGGCGTCTGTGAGGTCGGCGTATGTGAGGTTGGCGTCTGCGAGGTAGGCGTCTGTGAGGTTGGCGCCTGCGAGGTTGGCGCCTGTGAGGTCGGCGTATGTGAGGTTGGCGTCTGCGAGGTGGGCGCCTGTGAGGTTGGCGCCTGTGAGGTTGGCGTATGTGAGGTTGGCGTCTGCGAGGTGGGCGCCTGTGAGGTTGGCGCCTGTGAGGTAGGCGTCTCTGAGGTCGGCGTATGTGAGGTTTTCTTTCGACCAAACGAACGCCCTCGCCTGATCGAATAACCCAATGAACTCCCATTTGGACGTTACTTCCGCTACCAATCGGACGGAAGTGAACGCAACCTTATCTCCAATGGAACGGGTGTGCTCTCCCTTTCCTTCCGCCAAGAACAAGCGAGATTCAACCCCCCGACGCCAACGCAAGGGCTCTACCGAAAGGTGGTAGCCGGAAGCGCAGAGATCAACCCTTACTTCAGGCGTCCATTTCCCTGGTCGAGTGTTTGAACGCGAAGGAAGGTCGTATTGAAACCCTCGGCACTTCCCGTCACCGTCCGTAACCTTGAAAAACTGCATCGCTAGTTGTCTCCCAACAAGACTTTTCAATCCCAACAATCTCAACTATGGCGAACACCTTGCCACATGTCAAGGACCAATTTCATCGAAGTGGAGGCGGAAGTACTTCGCCCAAAAAGCCTTGCGATGGGGCGTACAAAAGCCGTCGTCACCATCAGCAGCTCTGTCACAAGGTAACCTAACACTAGAACCCAAAGCTACAGAGCGATCCATGGACATTCGACCATCACACATATCAAGAGATGGTAACAATTTGATGTCCCTTGGTAAACCTAGGTGATCCCAACAGATCCGGGGATTGGCCGCTTGCGAAAGACAATCCCGATCTAGGCCCGATCACCCTTGGCCGGTGTCGCCCTACGCTGTCGCTAGGTAGCGTAATTGAAAAATGAAAGGTTGTCAAGCAGATAGGGAAATTGACTATCGCAAGCGGTCAATTTCCTTGTATCTCCAAGGGGAAGGCCAACGCACATTGTAGAAGATACTGACACTCACAGTGATCCATGGCTTTGCGGTAGAATCCACCGTAGGCCTTCGCTCCGCCGTTCGCGGTTCGGTTGCATGGTAGTCAGCTTCCCAACGGCTGACGTTACTGTCCCGAGGTAAGGGGGCTTGACGGCTTAGGGGGACCCCGACCCTTACCCGGTAGGGGCCTCCGACCGTCAGCCGACTAAGCGGGAGCCCACAGCAGGCCGACTAAGCGGGAGCCTACAGCAGTGAGCGGCCACAAGGGGGAATCAGGCCAAAGCTCCATCACTCGTGGGGCTACTTGGATATGATGGGACCTCAACGAGTAGGTGCCTGTGCGGTCGCCTGCCACTGCCTCTAGAGCGAATCCTGACCCGTCCTTACGGACGAGCCAGCGGACCCTAGCGCCAACCTCAGGCACGGACGCCACAAGCCATCTATGGGCCTCACGGCTGAGGGTGGCCCGAGATCCCCTGATTGTGACCGAGAGGGCTCCAACTTGACGCGCTGGGGCGATCTCGTAGTCATCGTCAGTCACGGTCGGCCACCCAAAGAATGTTGCCTGCCTTGTCGATGTGGCCTGCGTTGATGAGAGCCATGGCAGTCCGGCCGTAGGTTCCCTGAAGGTTCCAGCAGTCACCGGATCGGATGAGGGTTGCCCATGCTTCTAGTTCGTCCTTCTCTGGCCCGAATCCTTCGATTGAGGCGACGGCTTCGTAGGTGGTCACGGTTACTTACGCTCCCTTTGAATAGCTGAGTAGACGGATTGAACGGAGTTGGCCTTACGAGTGAAGCAATCTAGCAGCCGCCATTTATGGCGAACCTCTGCCTTTGTGAATCCTAGGGACGCCGCTACGGGCGCCCCCAGGAGGTTACGAGCCGTCCGGCAGGCTTCGGCCCGCGTCGGGGTCTCTGCTGCCTTCTCTGGCCATTCTTCAGAACGGTTGCCTATGTGGACTGTGTAGATCATTAGATGCGCCCACGTACTGGAACGTACGATGCGGTCATCTTCCGTTCGATGAACCTGGGGCCTCCACCTTTGCGGTCCCGGAGGAACCAATACGGCGCATCGAGTATCAGAAACGCCGTATTGATCCCGTTGGCGTCGCTCACGCTACCCCAACCTATATTTTTGTATAGTATCTCCTTGGTAATCCTCTGCCATACGAGTAGCCGCGTTCCAAAATGGACAAGGGCTAGCTCTGTTCCTTCGTCTGTCGAGGGGTATTCCCTGACCTCCCAGCCGTGGGATCGTCCCTTGCCTGCCGTGATGATGGACGCAATGGTCATGATGCGAAGCCCTTTGCAATCTCCTGCCAGTTTACGGTGCTTACGCCGCCAGCCTTCGTGACCTCATGCTTGGCCATCGAACTCGCCAAGACTGTGAAGACGTGACGGACTACGATGTCCGAAGGGTCGCCATCGCGGACAGCCCTCCGATACATGGCCTCGTCGTTATTCAGCCATAGGCTCGCCGCCCACGTTGCCTTGTTGGTTAATCCGTTGTACTCGGTATCCATGGCACTCCTACCTGTACGGCCGTGGGTTGCACGGTCCCTACACGCCCCAAAACCCGGCCCCACTACGGGACCGGGTTGAGCGCGGGCGCATTCGCGCTAGGTATAGATGGCCCCCCCTGTATGCAGGCAATAGATGGCCTTCTCCTTACCGATGGCAGCGGCAGCTAGGGCCTCATGCTCGAACTCGAACCAAGTCACGACGTCGAGAACGTAACCCAAGCGATCTCCTTTTGCCGTCGCTGGGCTTGCCCATGTCCCCAAGTAATGCCCGGGAACCTCTAAGGAATCTTTGTAGTCGAGGCAGAACTCGCTGAGAGCGGCCCCGAGAAGGCTACCGCTGACTATCCGGTTGCCGAGAATGGCGACGATGTACCCGCTGTCGGGCACTTTGGTTCCGTTGACGGGAAAGGTTCCGCCTCCATGGGTCAACGTATGGTCAACGATGGCGGCGAGCTCACTGATTCCGAAGTGGTTAGAGTTCATTAGTTATGCATTCTCCAAAGTTTCAAGGTCGCATGGGCGGCAGATGATGGCGCGGTCGATGGTCAGTCGGTTGTAGGTGTCGAACTCGCAAACGCTGCACGGCTTCGCGATGGCTGCCGTGTAGCTCCTTTGCGGCTTTCCAAGGCTGGCGATGGTCTGCGCTTGGATCCCGCCAAGCATAGTTTCCGTTGTCATGGCTTACTCCTATCGGTTGTCTGATAGGTCTATCTTGGCACCTTTGGTGATGTTTGATATGTTCAGTTGGTTACGATGATGTAACACATAGATGAACGCGCGCGCGTGGGTACGCACACACTGACGCTTAGTTAGTATTAGCTAAGGCTAAGGGTAGCCCAACCCGTCGGCCCTCCACCCCTCCCCATGGCCCCACGGGGGCGCCCCTCGCCCGCGACGGCACCCGGAGAGGTTTCGCCCAGAGGTGGCGTATATGGATGGTAGCCCAACCCGCCTCCCGGAAAACAAATATGTGTATACTCAGCAACAAACACCCGGGGTATGGCAAACTACAACGGCGGGCAAGACAAATGGCGCGTCACCGGGCCCATAACCCGGATATACATGGTTCGATTCCATGGTCCGCAACCATCCACCTTTGTTGGGGTACGATGCACTCATGGTCCTACTGGCACCACCCACCCAAGTTGGCGAGAGACAGTACTACAACGACTGGTGCGGGCAGGCTGCCGGTTCCTCAGTGGCGTCTGACTGGCTATCCCAGTCCGTATTTCCGCCCGCAATCCAAGCGGCCGTACCCGTCAACCTGAGAATCCCGGGCGGAACGACAGGCTACGGTCTTGTGGCGGCGCTACAGGCGCTTGGGGTGCCAGCCAAGGGGCCATATGGACTACCGTTGACACAGTCGTTGAAGAACCTGGACGCCGGAAAGGAGATCATTTTTCTCCATCAGTGCAACCTCGGGGCTCAGCCAGTACCTGTCGGATCGTCCGACATAGCCCACTGGAGGGTGGCGTACGGCTGGGATACTGTAGTACACGACATGAACCCCTGGACGGGGCTGAATGAGGCCACGTCAACCTTGGCGCTGTATGCTAGTGACCTGAAGGTCTTCATCCTCATTGACGGCGTCATGCCAAAGGACCGTCAGATCGTTCTACCTGGAGAAGACATGACTTGGGACCAGAACCTCAAGGACGGACTGATCGACGTGTTCCGCACTGGAACCTTTGGTAAGTGGCCAGAGAGCCTCCCTGTCGTGGAGACGTACGCCAGCCAGATCCGAGACGACGGCAGCAACGTGCTGGAGGTTCTCCAGGGGCTGAAGACGGACTTCCTCAAAGGAGGGGGAATCCTGCTGGGTGACCGGGTGACGGCGCTTGAAGCAAGGGACATTGCTACCCTTGACGTAAACTCGTTGATTAGGGCCATTGGCCAAAAGTTGGCATCATGACAGACCTTGTCGTTCCCGCAGACCTTCCCGGTTCGTTCCATCCAACCCAGGGTGATGCTCCTGTTGTTGCCCCCGCCGACGCCCCGGCTGCCGTTACAATTACCCCAGGGAATCAAACGTCGGAGTATAGGCTTGCGAGGGCTGTATGCACGTTTCTGAGCGCGGGATTAGCGTTGTTTGTGGCTTTATCAGCCAGTGGGGTGCTTCACCCCACGTCCGAAATCTCGACCGCTGTCCCCGTCGTAGTCTCCGCCGTGATCGGGTGGGTCACTACAAACTACGCGAACTCAAGGACCGATCTCAAGACCGCAGCGTCAGCAGCCCCTAGTCCGACAGGGCCATGACCCCGTGGCCGAGTTTGAATCTGGCCCCGTAGCCTGGAAGAACGGCAAGGATGCCGACGATGTTGACAAGCGGAATTGCCAACGGTACGACGCCCTCCATCGCCACCACTACGTTGCCGTGACCCCGCTGGAGGGGGGAGGGGTGACGGTATCGCTAACGCTTCGGGGTAGGTTGTTCGCCCAGAACCTTTGTTCGGTGAGGGGCATCGACATCGCTACGCTCAGTGACCAGAGGAGAATCGCCTTGGTTGTGTACGACGATCCCGACTGGGTGGCCACGGGTGGCTGAGTGGGTCGAGGGGATCACGCAGTCTGTGGACGGCAAGGTGGGGGTGGAGTGTACCCGTTGCGGGAGTTCGTCCACCATCAAGTTCTCGTTGAACCGGAAGACCAGCCTCCATTACTTTCTGTGTTGTCCAGGGTGTGGGGTGTTGATGATTGATGCTATCAACTCCAACCAAAAGTCCTCCGTCGAGAAGTGCCGGTCGTTGATCTTTGACCCCATGGACGAAGAACACCTGGGGGCCATAGAGGCTATAGCTAAGCGACGGGCAGGGCTGTGAATCTTGAGGATGGAACGATTCACCCGCTGGTTAGAAACGCTATCCCTGATAGCTCTGTACCTTGGTGGGGTTTCCCTATTCTCGACCTGGAACCGGGGACTACGCTCTCGCGAGTTCGAAGCCACATCCTCCAAGGATTCCGTCCATCTCATCAGATGGCTTTCTGTGACGATTGGTACGGAGCGTGCGCCGAACTTGTCGGCATGGCCCAGGCGAGATGGGGGGTAGACCCTGACGGCTGGGAAGAAGAGATCAAGAAGTTGATCGCCTTCAATCGGGAGAAGGCCCAGCATTGGGCGCTGGCCTCGGGTCCGAGGGGGTGGGTTCAATGGACCGACTGGCGGGACAACAATAACGAGAGGATCGTCCTCAAGGACTTCCATGTCCGCATGGTCAACCATCTTCGGCAGACCGGCATGGTGCTGGCCCTGCTCCCGTTCCTTCACGGCAAGAGCGCATTGGCCTCGGGGTTGGTCCCGTTTATCGACTGGAGTGAGAACCTTGAATGCACCCAGATCCGTGTCTACGAGAGTGACGACTTCGCCACAAACTGGACCCGGACTCTCATGGATATTGTGGAATCCAACGAACGGCTTCATCTCCTCTTTCCGGGTATCTCTAAGCCGGGAAGGGGGTCTGCCTCTGCCAAGGTATGGTCAACTGACGGCTTCAATATCTCTGGACGTGAGCACCTAGGCCCCAACCCTTCGTTCCGGGCTACGACCTGGGCGAAGGGACGAACAGGTATTCGAGGAGACAGGATCATCTTCGACGACCTTGTCAACGACGAGAACGATGAATCGGTCAAGGAACAGGACCGGATGCACAACTACGTCAAGTCAGGGGCCATCACCATGCGCGAGGTGAGGCCCAAAACCGGCATTTGGAACAGCCGATATGGGACCAAATGGGGGACCCTAGGGGTGGTTGGGACTATCTTCGACAAGCAGGACGTCAACGCCCGTCTCCAGAGGGAGTGGAGAGGGAAGTCAGACCGCAAGGTGATCCGTATTGACGTGTTCCCATACAAGGGCGCCGAACAGGAGGGGGTGGTCATCTGGCCAGAGAAGCGGCCCCACGAGTACATCATGCAGCTCAAGGACGAGATGGGGGACCGGGCCTTCAAGATGCGCCTTCGGAACATGCCAGGAGGCGACGATGGTACCTTTGGGTTTGATGAAGACACCGTCAAGGATGCCGTCAAAATTGAATGGATGTGGGGACAGGCCCCCGCTGGAATGCCCCTCATCATCGGCTTCGATCCTGCGTCTGGAAAGCGGACAAGATGGACGAAGTACCCTGCATTCGTGGTACTTGCCTTTTCTGGTGAGTACATTCATTTCGTATGTTGGGGAAGATGGCAAGGTAAGACATTTCCAACTCAGATCGGAGAGCTTGCACAGCTCGGACTTCACTACCAGTGTCCCATTGCCATTGAAGATAACGCGACCCAGACCGCATACGGGGAGCAGCTCAACGCCTCCTACTCTTCTGTGAGGACAATCTGCATGACCACAGGGGACAACAAGCGGGACCCCGCCTCGGGCGTGGAGATGTTTGACCCCCTGTTCAGGAACGGCAAGGTCATCATGCACGGAGGGAGCGCACCCCCCGATATGATAAAGGCCCTTACTTCGGAGTTCATAGATTGGCCCCGAGGGGAGTACACTGACCTAGTGATGGCTGCGTGGACGGGCAAAAGGCAGTATGATTTGCTGCACAAGTTCCGAACTGCCGATGTTCAGACCTCTCCGGTCCCCAAATACATCTCGAATCGCGGACTTGGGGGCTCAATTGACCTTCGACCATTCAAGCAGGCCGCGTCTGGGGGTTCACCGTGGAAGACCTAACCGTCCAGGGGATCATCGAAGAGGCGGAAGATCGCCAGTCTGACCAGGAAACTGCGAATCGCTTCCAGCAGTACAAGAATGGTTCAGATGCTTACTTCAACGATTACGGATCCGAGGGATTCAGGGCCACGTTCAACGACGGAAGGCCAGCCCTCCAGGACACCCAAGCTGACACCATGCGGAATGAGCTTGGGCCTCGGGCCCGGGCTGGCGGCTCCCTGATAAAGTCGTTCGTCAACGACTTCGTTTCGATCAAGGGGAACCTACCCCTCATGACCGTTGACCCCGAGGGGGCCGAGGAAGCAGACTTCCAAACTGCCAATGATCGCACCCGGTTGCTGCAATGGGTCTGGGACAACAGCAGGATGACCACCCAGTTCAAGCGGGCGGCATTCTACCTCTCAGCCCTGGGTGACGCGCCGATCACTATGGACTTTCTCATGCCCCCCAAGGGCAGCGTGAAGAAGGACGACGATCGTTACGAAGGCGGCATGAAGCCCCCGGGGATCTATCTCACTGTGTCTCATCCAGGACTGGCCCTCCCCTTGTTCCGCACCGGAGTGGACATGGGAGAGCTGGAGGACTTGATTCTCGTTGAAGAGCTTCCGGTGAAGCGGGCTCGGGCCAAGTGGCCCACCGCAGTTGCCAGCGACGAAACCAAAGAGACTGTCATGGTCTACCACGTCTATACCCGCAAGTCCCGCGTCACTGTAGTTGGGGAAACGATGGTGTCGAAGTACGACCACAACCTGGGATTCTGCCCAGCTCAGTGGATCAAGAATTCAGAAAACGGCAGGCTTGCCCAGAGCGACATTGAGGGTATCCTCGATGCTCACGCCGAGTATCAGATCATGAGGACGGTTACCAACGATGCGCTCATTCAGAGTGTTTACCCGGTTACATGGATCAAGGACGTCCAAGCTTTTCCCGATCGTCTTCCTACTGGCCCTGGCGCAGTCGTTCCTATGGGACCAACAGGTTCGATCGGCCAGCTTCAACCTGCCGCTAACGCTGGTGCTGGGGTGGAGCTTTGTGGACAGATGCTTTCCTCAATTGAGCAGATGGTTGGCTCGGCGCCTGTACGGACGGAATCGTCCATCAACCACTCCAACACCTCCAGTCGGGCGGTTCATGCGGTTCAGGGCCCGATGGAAGGCCGTTTGGCCTCGCAGCAGGACGTAATCGGCCAGCACATCATTTCCCTCAACGCCAAGATCATGCTGGCCTACAACAAGTTGGATGAGTTCAAGAATTTCGAAATCGAGGTTCCCACGAAGGGCAAGGACGGCAACAAGAAGATGGCCATGACGGGTTCGTCATTTGGCGGCTGGTGGAGGAATACCGTTGATTGGGACGCATTCGCTGGCTCAACACGCCATGAACGTGTTGTTGTTGCTTTGCAGCTACAAGGTGCTGAAGTGGTTGGCAAGGGATTTGTGGCCGAACAGGCTGGAATCCGAAATGCAGATCAAGAGATCAAGCGCGCCGAGGCAGAAGCGGCGGCCAAGATGGCTCAGCAACAGAGTGCTCAGGGGCCTCCAGCCGGGGGACCTCCTGGAGCTGGAGGGCCTGAGCAGCAACAGGGTGCGATTGCGGCTCCTAGTGACCAAGGTATCTCCCTTGGCGCTGGAGGCAGTCCCGGTGGGCCCACTCAGCCAGCCCCTGCTGAGGCTGGCGCCCCGGGCGCTGCGCCTCAAGGCCCAGACTTTCCTCCCGTGGAAACACCGCCTACGCAACAAGGAGCGGGAGTAGCTCCCGTTGTCACTCCAATTGGGGTTGAGATCCAGAAGATCGCAGACCAGAACCAGATCGAGCTGGCCGGGGATGCTTACGAGCTTCAGGATTCCATCATTGTTGTCCTGTCCAATTGGAAGGACAGCAGCCGTATCAAGCAGCTCATCAAGCCCATTGCCAACGGCAAGAAGATCGTTGTTCAAGTGAAGCCCAAGGACAAGAATGCCTAAGGGGTGGAGCGCCAAGGATGAGCGCATGGTCAATCACATCAAGGATTCTGGAGCTTCGGACGTCGTTGCCTTCGCCACGGTGAATAAGTTCCGATCGAAGCGTAAGAAGAAGCGGAGCCGAGGATAATGGCACCACAGACAATTTCCCCAGAAGGGGCTGCTGACGCCGAGGGTCCGAACGCATCCATGGCGTTCGGGGCCGTTGGTCAAGCACAGACAGATGCCAACTCTTTGAAGTCAACGAACCCAGCGGCGTATGCTGGATCCCAGGAGCCTGGTGCTGGCGGCCCTCAAGCGGGACCCCAGGGTCCGCCCCCAGGCCAGGCTCCGCCAACGAACCCCACTCAGCCGCCGCCCAATCCGGGCCCAAAGCAGTCTGGCCCAGATATTTCTGACCACCCCAATCTTGAACAGGGGGAGCCCTGGAGGGCTCGACTGAACACTTGGGCGGCGGCAGGGGACCACCCGTACTTGCAGCACTTCGCGGACATGGCCAATCGGAACGCCAACCTCCGAAACCATGGCAAGTGATCCCAACGCTCAGGTAACCTCCAACCCCCCGGTAGGGTCGTCTCAAAACGACCCAACTCTGGCAACGGGAGATACCAGCACTCCGATGGTCAACATCTCTCAGCCACCGTTGGCTCCTGATGTTTTCGTGCCCGACGCGGCCAAGGTCGCCGAGATTTCAGCTCGCCAGCTTTACACGGCTGGAATGACCCACCTCGGGCAGAGCCCCAACCCGCAGTTGGTTAGCGAGGGAATTGCCGCTGGTGCAACGACGGATCTGGCGCAGTCGTTTACGGATCCACAGTTGGCCCCCTACGCCCAGTCCCAGCCTCAGGGTTTGGGTAAGGCCCCGGCTGGTCCACACAACGGACCCGGACAGCCAGGGTCAACTCTCGACCACTTCAACTGGGACACCTACTGGAAGCAGATGCACTCTTACCTCCAGGACAACCAGGCTTGGCAGAAGTTTGGGGAGATCCCGCAGTTTAACTTCGGATATATCCAGGGGGTTCAAAACGCAGGGCCCGACGCTGGCAAGAAGTGGCAGTCCATGCTTCAGGACCGTGGGTTCCTGGCCCAAAATCATTCGGTGGATGGGAGCTGGGATGCGGATACCAAGACGGCCATGCAGGGTTTCTACGCCTCCATGGCCTTGCCGGTAGCCCTTTACGGAAAGGACCCGGCGGCCAAGAATCAGGCCAGCCTTTTCCTGCAACGGTATACCGGAATCAACGCCACGGACCTCGCAAACCAGAAGCGGAACGACCCTCAGTTCCAGTCTCAGGTTGTTGAGGGCTGGACGATGACCCAAGGGCCTGACCGTCAGCGCGATGCTATCCATGACTTTGTGGATCAATTCGGTTCGGAGAATGTACCCCAGGTTATCCAGGACATCGCCAACCCCGGAACCGGAGAGGAAGTTCAGCAGACAGCTTGGTCTATGGCCTCCGGGCTATTGGGGCTTCCGTCCATGCTAGCCGCCAAGGTTTCGGGGAAGGAAGACTTTATTGGAGATTGGTTCAAGGCCAACTCCCCCGATGCCATACAGGTTGAGCAGAGGATTCAACCCCAGCTCACTGAAGCCGATAAGCAGATGCTTGATCCCGCCTTGAAGCAACTGTCTGCCTCGCAAGGATTCTCTCCGTTCAACTGGTACACCCAGCACATCAATAACGTGGTCCTTTCGGGCGTGTATACGTTCGAGGATCTCGCCCACGGCAAGGCCACGAACCCCTTCGATTCTCTGGACCAGAGTTCGGAGCTTGGGAAGAGGGTTACCGCCCACCATGACGACCTCATGGGAGGGCTTTTTGGCGATCAGTGGGTCAAGGACCATCCAACGGCCGGAATGTTCGGCAACCTGATCGCTGGAATTGCCGACGATCCCCTGTCTTGGATGGGTGGAGAGGGGGTTGCCGCTGGTGAGGCTGGTGGCCTAGCCCTAGCCGGGGAATCGACGGCAGCTAAGGCCGCGAACCTCGCCAAGCAAACTACTGGGGTTGCCAGTAGGTTGACAATACTGCCGGTCAAGGCAGCCGTAGCCGGGGCCAAGTTACTGGCCCACCCCAGGACCATGGCAGATGCCGCTTCGCCAGCCCTGAAGAAGCTTGCCGAGGAGACGTGGGCACCGAGGGCTGCAACTCAGAGAGCTGCCGTTGACGGAATCCTCAAGGTGGTTCCCGACGGCAATGAGGGTACGGTAGCCGAGTTGTTGGGTGTGGCAAACGGGGCTTATCGCGCTGAGCCCGAGATCAAAAAGGCTATAGATGAGATCATGCAAGGAGCCGACGCCAATAGGATTCGGGCCCTCATGAACTCGACGTTCAGCCACAAGTGGCAAGGAACCCACAATACATTCAACCGGATTGCCGCTCAGGAATCTCTGCTCCCTGACTTGATGAGAAAGAAGTCTGAGGGTTTCCTGGGGGCGCTACGAGCAAACGGATCCTTCAGGGCTAGCGGTGTTGAGTTCGGATTTGACGACGCCAACATCTACCAGTCTGCCCGGGACATTCAGGAGCGCCTTGCGATTCTTGGGGCCAGGGAAACCAAGTCCATGGGCAAGACCCTGGACAAAGAATCCGGCAAGATGGTGCCCCATGAGATCCCCGGGATCCATGACATCATGGGCCAGTTCTGGAAGGCTGAGGACAAGAACATCTGGTTTGACGAACAGCTCCCCCATATCTACGACACCATTCTGAAGGGCGCCGCCAAGGATGGCGAGGAGCCTTTGACCGTCGCCAAGATCAGAGAGCTTGAACAGTCCCACAACCGCGGGCGTAACTTCGCTGGGTTCAAGAACAAGGGGCTGCATTCCGCGTTGGGCGGGGGCGTTGAGCGGCCGACATACCTTCTCACCCCTAAGGGCGATGTCTTCAATGCCAAGGAAGAATCTGTGTACTTCGCTCAGGGCGGTCATCTCGTTGACGCTATGGGGGAGATCAGTGCTTCGCTTGACGATCTGATCTCGAAGTCGATTCGTTCGGTCCAATCCAAGAATCCCAAGATGACCCCCGAGGCTGCCGAAGCAGAGGCCATGAAGACCTATGCGACGGAGATTGATTACGAAAAGGGCAGGCTGGCTGAACTCCAGAAGAGAGTTGATGACATGCGGCCCGGGCCAGCTATGACCGGACAGCAGGCCAACAAGGCCGTTGCCCCATTCACTGCTTACGGGGCTGTGGTTGCAATGCACCCACACCTCTCTCGGCTTGAGGACGTTCAATCCGCCTTGAGGCTCGACGCAGTGACGTCTGCCTGGAAGGGTTTGGCCCTTATGCGGCCAGCAACTTCGGCTAGGATGTTGTTCGCTGACGATACGATGCGTACGGCGGCTCACCTTGCCGACAACGGCGCACCGATTCATGGGGTCATGGCGGCCGTGGGCGGTACCCTGAAGGGTCTTGCCGCCCCGTTGGCCCTTATGGCTCGTGGTGCGGAGAACAAGCTGGGCCGCGTCGCTGCCAACAAGGGTGTTGCCAAGTTTGGTGCCGTCAAGGACGAGACGGGCGCGGTCACTTATACAGACAAGGCAGTCAAGTACCTGGCCGCGGCCGACGAGATTGTCAGGGACAAGCTCGGCGGCTTGAACACGTTGAAGCTCTTCCGTGATTCCGACGGCGGAAACTGGGTGGCTATGGCGCCTCATATGCCCGGGTACACCCAGGGGCTCATTGACACCACCAAGGTTATGCACAACAGCCCGGAGATCATGGCATGGGCGAAGGCCGAGGCCAAATATAAAGGAAGTGGCCTGAAGGCTTTGCAACAGGCGTACAAGGATAAGGTTGGCGGTACCGCAGAAATCATCAAGAAGTATGAGGCCGATGTCGCTGACTACGCAGACAAGATGAACCAGTACATGTTGGATTTCGTCCGGGAGCCTGGGCTTCTTGACATGCTGGCCTCGGGTAAGGTTGACGAGGCGGCCGTTATGAAGATGGTCAAGAACAACAATATTGCCAAGCGCCTGCCTAACGTAGGGGCCCGTAATTCTACGGCGATGGCCGCGAACTCTGTGGTTGACGCCATGGCCCAGGGCCCCGGCAAGTTGTTCCATGCCATCTCGACCCCAATGATTTCGGCTGCTCGGGCGGATAACTTTATGCGCCTTCGGGTTGATTACTTCAACCGCATCAAGAAGGCCCATCCAGAATGGGCTGGCCAAGAAGACATGATGCAGCGCCTTGCCGACGGCGACGCAGCTCAGTGGATGCAAAATAGCTTGTATCAAGGGCAGAGAACCATCGCTGGACAGGTTGCCAGGAACGTGTTCCCGTTTGGTGGGGCCACAACCAACATGGCAAGGTTCTGGATGACCGAGGCAAAAGCCCATCCGTGGATGTGGGATCCTGGTACTCGGGCCTTGCTGGGGGCCGAGGCTTCTGGTTCGGCCCCGTCAACCAATAAGACCACAGGAATCGGTGAGAACGTACTCTCCGCTCTCGGCTTCTCTGGTTCCGACGGCCTGAACGTGGACTTCAGCCATGCCACCTTCCTAAGTTCAGATGGTATTGCTTCTTTCGTTCCCGGGTTTGGGCCCATCTTCGCCCCTCTTGCGGCACAAGCTGACAAGAATCAGCTTGTGCATGACGTGTTGCGAGAGATCCCGGGGTTGAGGGATCAGATGGACACTGTCGATAAGGGAACGACCCTGATTCCTTCGTTCATCGGCACTGACGTCAACGCATTGTCGGAAGCCACCACCGGCAGGTCCATCGAGGGCCCTCTTGGCCTTGGCGTGAACTCAGATCAGAACGATCAGGCGATTGACAACAAGTACAAGCAGCTTCTCACTGATTACCAGAACGGTAAGATGGACCATGCCCCAACGCGGGATGACGCGGTGAAGTCCTTGGGTCGAGATCAGTTGGCGGGAGGGGTTTTGGGGGCTGTCGCTCCGATCAATCCAACCATTACCGACCAAAGAAAGGCGGCTATCACTACGGCTACCTCGCAGATGAGGTCGGCGACCAACCCAGCAGCCCAAGCTAAGGTGCTCGCGGACAATCCCGACGTTGCTCCGTACCTCAAGTACATCGACAGGAACACAACCCTGGCAGAGAAGGACGCCCTGGCCAACGACCCTGCCACCTCCTGGGTTGTGACGTACGCCCAGTCCAACACAGAGACAGATGACCCTTCTGTTGCCAAGCCCTCCAACCTCACGGACTATGACACGGCACTGTCTTTGGGCAACCTCAAGGTTTTGGGGGTGGACGGGCTCTCTGCCAAGATCACGAAGTCCAGGAATTACTCGGCGGGCTGGGCGAAGTACCAGACCGACGTTGTTGATGTTGAGAACAACTTCCTGGCTCAGAACGGGGTGACCAAGACCAGCAAGGCGTACCGAGATTTCTCCAAGCAGGTTATCGAACCAGTGCTCCAGGGAATCGCAGACAACAATCCTGACTGGTACGGCCAATTTGTAGCCTCTCGTAGTCAGCCCAAGGACATCCTTGGAATGGAGCTGAAGACCCAGCCGTTGAGGAGCCTTCAGACCTGGGAGGTGATTCCCCAGTCGGCCGCCCTGGAAACCCCCAAGACACAGATGTGGCGGCAAGCTCTCGTCTACCGAGACTGGGCTGCTGGTAAGATCAATCAAATCAGTAGTTCCCATGGCTCGACTGCCGACAAGGATGCCATTATGAAAGTATTGCAGGCAGACCTTGCTGGCCTGGAGAAGCAGAATCCTCAGTTCGGAGACGAGTTGAAGCTTTACGAATTCAACAAGTGGCAGGACGTAGTGAACGAACAGGTACAGGCGAAGAATGGCTACTGATCCAACACAGCTACTTCTGGGTTCCCATGGCGGAGACTACCCTGGAGCTACCCAAGATCAGATCAAGGCCCTGAAGGATTACTTCAAGAAGGCCGGGATCCCCCCGGACAATCAGAGGGAGATCGTCAACGCGATCATCGACCGGAGCTTCGGTCGAGGGGTTCCGATCAGCGTCCGAGAGACAGTAGACCTTGCCCACGAGAAGTCTCACCCTGGAAACGGAAAGGCTGCCGCCGCTGCCGCCGCTGCATCGGCTGGCGGAACTCCGGTTCCCGAACAGCCCGTCAATCCCTGGGATCTTGGGCGGAAGGCTATTGCCAATCAGGCCGCCAAGCAGAACGCTCAGGTAACCCCGACCTCACCGGCCGACGAGCAGGCCGCCGCGGCTGCTGCCGCTCAGCCCTCGAACTTGGTCAACCAAGAGGCTGAGGCTGAGACGGGAATCCCCCAGGCTCAGTGGGATGAGATGGACGTGTCCCTGGGGCTGGCCCCGGGATCAGCCCACGCAATGTGGAAGGCCAACTACCTTCAGTTTCAGAACGCCGACAAGGCCCGCGGGATCACGAGGGCGGTTGACCAGGGGGCCAAGCCTCCGGTTCCCCCGCCTTCGGCCGCGGCCTGGTTCCAGCAGCAAAAGGCAACCCTCGAAGGCCCACCGGCCAACGCCTATGTGATTGAGCAACTGGCTAGCCAGTATGCCGTTGATAACGGATCTCCAATGCCAGCTTCGCTGAGGAAGCAGCTCCGCGACACCATCAACAAGATGCCGTTTTCCCAACAGCAGCAGATGGCCCTGGCGGTCAAGCAGGCCACCACCGCACAGATAGATCCCGCAACCGGCAACCCGCTTCCGGCCAGCTCGCAGTCTCAATCAACGACGGACGCCATAAAGTATCTGGCTGGAATTCAGGGAAGTTTGCAGTCGAGCGTCGTTGATGTTCAGGCCATGACGGCTGGTGGTCTTGCGGCCCAGGAGGCCAAGTCACAGGCAACCATAACCCACTCTCGGCTGGACGCTTACTTTCAGGCTTTCGGCAGTTTGCCTGACGCCGCGACGGTGGCGAAGTGGTCCAGTATGAACCAGGTTCAATTCCAGGACTTCCTGGACGCTCAGCCGTACAAGCTGGGAATGAATAAGAAGCAGTACGACGCTGCTGCCGGTCAGATCAGCTCTGCCTGGCAGTCCGCCTTCGGGGTCCCGGCCAGCGATGCTACGATTGCCTGGGCTCGGGGGAAGTCCCAGCAGCAGGTAACCGACTTCATCAACAGCCAACCCTCAAGGGTCAAAGGCATGAACGTGGGTCAGTTCAACGGAATCCAGCAGTCGGGAGACAAGATTTCCCAGGACTTGTGGGGCCACCCCATGGACGATCACCTTGTGAGTTTGGTGTTCGGGAATATTTCCAAGGACAACCCACGGGCCACCCCCGCTCCACCGGCCCTTTCGGGAACCGCCCAGAATCCTCTGCCGTCTACGGTGAACTCTCCCCATACCCTAACGACAGATAATGGCGGCGCCTTGCCGAGTGCAACATGAGCGGAGCGGACACCCAGGATCAGAAGATCAAGCGTTTCCTGCATTCCCTCCCGGGGAAGCGCGGCATAGATATACCCGCGGAGAAGTATGATGCAATACATGAAGCAGCCCAAGGTGAGACATTGCCCGTGTGGGGCCGACATCCAACACCTTGGCAGATGCAACACTTACACGACGCTGGACTGCATCAGCCAGAGCAGATCAAAGCTTTCTTTGGAAATCTTCAACACCCCCATCTGCCCGGGGTCAAGGTTTCTGAATACCCCGCATGGGCTGAAGCTTATTCCGCTTTCCGACATCACGGAAAGTCCCCCAAGCAGTGATTGATCCAGCGATCGTAGCCGCTCAGGCTTCGAGAGTAAACCTTACCCCTTCGGTAATATGGGCGATAGGTCAACAGAAGAACGCCTTCGGGAACGATCAGTTCGCCAACGAGATCGCCGCCAGAAAGATCGCCAATGAGCTGGCAGTACATGTGGCAGAACGCGGGTCGATCGAGAAGGCCCTGTCGGTCATGCAAACAGGAGATCCCAATGCATACCAGTCCCCGACCCATCCTGCGTCTGGTTACGTTGCCGGGGTTCTTGGTCTTGCCGGGTCACAGGCCGCCTATGGCATGGATCACTTCTCCCCCGCCAGCCCGGAATCCTTCTCCGAACACGTTGCTGACGTACATGGAGTGTTCAGCAATCTCGCAGAACTAGGCGGGGTTGTTACCCATGAAGGTGTGGCGGCTCTGGCCCATGCGGTTCAGCAACATGTCCCAGAAACCGGACATCCCGACGTTTCTGCACCAAGTCCGCAAAACAAGACGCCGATCATTCCCTCAGGCCCCAAGCCTCAGGATGTCGCAGAATTCCAGCAACACGCTTCGGCCCTTGGTATTGACCCCGAACACTTCATTCAGAACTTCCCCTTTGCGGCCTCTATGAATCGAAAGCTGACCGGCAAGGCTATGGGGCTTGAGGACTTCGCCCCCATGGCCTTGATGGACAGGTCGCAGATGCAGCAGCACCTCCGGGCTCAGCCCCACCCAACGTATCCCGAGATTACGGTCGGCCAGTATCACGATGCTTACGCCCAGGCTTCCCTTCAGTCCTGGAAGGCTGGGTATATGCCCCACGCCTCCGAGGCTGCGAACTTCGCGGCACTGGGCCATGACCCGAAGCAGATCGCCGCGTATTACCAGGACCAGGCTGACGCCAAGGCCAAGAAGGAAGGAAAGGTTTCTCCGGGTAACACGCAAGAATCTACGCGCGATCAAGCTAAGGCACCCGATAATCAAGCTAAAGCTACGGGTAATAGCACGATAACCGCAGCTAAACCTACGGTAATTCAAGGAGGCCAAAGTGGCTGACGCAGCTACCGGGTACGCGGCTGGATCGCAGGCGTTCGACCCCAACGGTCAGAACTCTTGGGAATCTCAGTTCATATCGGATGAGGCCCAGGGTGACATTGCCAATAACGCCCATGGCATCCTGAGTGGCTTCAAGATACCCACTGACATGAGCCCAGGGGACCTCAAGGGTTTGGTTTCAACCATGGAGGACTACGCCAACCAAGTTGGCTGGAAGCACATGCCCTCTCCAACCGAGGCCATCAACGCATGGAAGGCCGGGGCTACCGATTACCAGTCGGCTGCCAAGATTTGGGGCGCCAAGCTGCCCCCGGCCATGGGTTGGGTCAAGCACGGAATGAGGGCTTCTGACTTCTCTGCATACAAGGAAAACGAAGCCAACCGGCAGTCGGTCCTTACTCGGTTTGGGGCCCACGGGGACTCCAAGGACGAGAACTTTGTGGCCAACCTCGACAAGCCGCTCCAGTCCTTCGGGGCGCAGGGATCCACCATCGGCCAGCGACCCCAGGAAATTGACACAACGGGCGCCGGTAAGTCGGCGGTCAGATAATGTGCCCTGGTTTCGTATACCGGCGGGTGCCCGATGGGCGTGGGGCGTACTTCATGAACCCGCCAGCCGTTGACCCCAGCACTGGCGACGCGGCCCCGGTTATAATCATCGGCGGGGATCGTTATGTGTATTGCAATAACGATAGCTCCATGGCCCGAGGGGTCAAGGGAGAGGCTCCGGTTCAGGATATTTATGCCCCAGGTTGGGCCCCGTCTCAATGGGAAGAGGAACAGGAATGACCTTCTATTCGTACCCCGGCAAGCGGAACCATGACAACACGAAGGCTATCCGGCCCTCGGTTGCCGACATGGCTGCCGCCAATACTAACTTCACTGAATTCCGCAAGCGCAGAGACGAGAACCCCCAGACCACCATTGGCATGGAGGATGGCGAGCTATGCCAGCGCAACGGAACCCCGGCCCAGCTCATGCATGAGGAATATAACCAACACACCAACGAAGTTGTGCAGGTTATCCGGGAGAATTCTCAGGTTGGTTCTGGTACCGTAGAGACGACTTGGTCGCCCGACGGCCCCAAGCGCATGAAAGTCACCAAACAACGCAACATTCACAGTTAGGAGAAATTGTGCCCCCGATCGAAGACCACCCAGACTACCAGCTCCGTCACACGGAGTATGTGACGCAGCTTGCCCAGGCTCAGGCCGCGAGGGATGAGGTTGCCGAGGCGAAGGCCGAGAATGCCTGGCTGAAGAACCAGATTTCCCTGGGCAACGATCTCAGCGCCCAGCAGAACGCCAAGGCGGCTCACGTTGCGGCGGTTGCAGCCCTTCGGGCCGAGTTTCCCCAGGTTCCTGAGGCTGCATATGCCCACTTGTCTGACATCAAGGCCATGAACTCTCTGGTCAAGGAGATCGCCCCGAACTTTTCACCCCAGGACCATTCGGACCCTGTGAACCCCGGGTTTACAGCCCCTTCTGGGGAGGGAAACCTTCGCAAGAAGGTGACGAACCCGTTTGACGACCCAGCACAAGCCAATTCCATTGCCACCGAGGCCAGGAAGGGCAATTCCGACGCCCAGAACAGGATCAAGCGGCACGTTTTTGACACTCTCATCGCCCCAAAGATTGATAAGTATGGACCAGCCCGCGAAAAGGGCATGAAGAAGGCGGGTTACTAATGGCGGTTCTTGTTTGCATCCAGCAGAACGGGGTTCCTACCCCGCAATGCCCCGAATGGGAGGTTTCTGTTACCGAAGGGGTGGCCCTGACGTGCCCAACGTGCGGGGGTAAGCTCGTTGCCCTGTCAACGAGCACTGACATTCCGACAGTGTCAACGCCCGTTGTCAACCCATCCCCGGCCCCAGAGCCAGTTGCGGTTGTTCCGACGGTCATCGCTCCGGTTGGTGGCCCACCCCCTGTGTTTGATGTTCCCGCGGAGGCCGTGCCGGTAGAGGCGACCGACGACCCTACTTTGATCGCACCGGATTCTACTCCACCCTTGCCGGAATCGACCTCAGCACCTGAGGCTCCAGCGGCACAGGCAGCCGACGACGATTACTCTGTGGCCCCAACGGCCTCCGAGATTCCTGAAGCTACCCCCGATTCCGACGAAGACGACGCCTCAACCACTTCCTAGATCCAACACAAACGCTCTCGTAGGGGCTACACTCGGGTTGTAAGCCCCTACGAAAGAGCACTTCACAGGATACCGAGAGCGCAAGCCCGGTCCCTCCCAAGAAGCAGCCAGCGTCCCGGTGGGATTGCAAATGACCGATCATTTGTTCTAACCCAAAACCGGAGACATATAACACCATGAGCCTTTTGGTCCACAGCGGGTACGGCACCTCGGATATGAGTGCTGGATCAGTCCGCATTGACCTCAGCGATTACCTCGCGGCATCGCTTCTTGCAGAAAACAACTTCCTGGGCAACCTGAAGGTTGGATCCGACTTCGTCGGCCAGTCGTTCTCGTGGCCTGAGGATCGCCTCAACCCCAACTTCATCACAGAGATTGGTACGGTCAACAACTCGGCTGACCCTGTCAACCTTGTCATGACCGCGGCCGATGCCTCGATCCTGGACATTGGTATGGTTCTCGCGGACACCACGGCTGGTGGCCTTGTGAGCGGTGAGCAGGTCCAGGTTGTCGGTATCACCGTCGGCAGCCCCAACACGACCGTGTCGGTCAGCCGTTCGTACGGTGGAACGACCATCGCCTCCCATGCTTCTGGTGCCGTTTGGCGCATCGTCGGCGCCCCCACAGTCCAGAACTCGCCCCTTGGTCGTGACCTGAGCCGCTCGCGCCTCACCAAGACCAACATCAAGTACACACAGGCGTTCGACGTCAACATCTCTCAGGATGTCTTGTCGATCGCAGAGCACGGGTACACCCCCGGTGTGGACGACGAACTGTACTACCAGTTCAATCAGCGCCTCACCGAGAAGCTGAACCAAGTCAACAACACCCTCCTGTTCGGCAGGGTCAGCGCGGGCGTCATCAATGGCTCGCAGCAGGGCGATTACTCGACCCTCGCCGGTCTGACCTCCTGGCTGGACGGAACCCTGAACACAACGGCCACTCCAGTGAACGCTGGCGGTGCCCCGTTCTCGATCGGGCTCCTCAATGACATCAACGTCAACATCCAGCGCCAGGGCGCGGTTGCTGACTGGGCCCTCTTCGGCCTCAACGGCGTCGGATCGGCAGCCCGCATCTACGGCGACCAGATCCGCATCGAGCAGTCGGAGACTGACCGCGGATTCAACGTCAAGCGGATCAACACTGAATCGGAGAACAGCCTTCGGCTCCTCTACGATCAGGCGATCCCGGACACGGCGCCCAACGGCGTCCTGTATGTTTGCGACAGCGGCTTGATTACCCTCAACTTTGCGGCTGGGGCGGCGTTCTACACCATCTCAAGCCCGTCCTTCAACGACGGAGATGCAGTCCGTGGCCTCATGAAGATGAGCCTCGGGGTTCGCAACTCTGGAACGGACGTGGGCTTCGCCCATCAGCTCGTCACCGGCCTTTCCTGGTAAATCATGACTGCACCTACACGTCAGTCAATCTCACAGCTCGGACCACGTAACGGCGGAACCTGGACTGCTCCTTTGGACAGCCAGGCCGTCGGGGTCGGGGCAACGGAAGTTATCCTGTTTGTGGTGCCCCCGATTACGGTCAATACCGTGACGGGAAACGCCATCCAGGACCGTCTTCCGGCCGACAATGTTATCTACAACCTGAGCCAGATCCTCATCACAGCCTTGAGCACTCACGCAGGAGCCGAAGCGACTTCGGTCCTCACCGTCAGGGTCCGTCGGGCTGGGGTAGAGGTTGGTGGAGGGCCATTTGCTGGATGGATTGACGGTGCAGCTCCCGCGCTGACCGCCTGGGAGCCCCTGGCCATCCCGTACATCCCGTCGAATACTGCGGTTCTTCGCCCGCTCAACTCAAACACCCCCATCAGTGCCACGCAGGCCGTTGCCGCCCTTCAGCCGTTGGATGTTGTGACAGTTCAGGGCAACATCCCAACCGACTTCAACAGTTTCTTCACAGTGGACGGGGAATAGTCAATGGTTCTTCTCAAGACGGGTCCCACGGGGGACTACAGGGAGCACCTGCTCCGCCACCCAGCCACCTATACTGGGGCGGAATCCACTGATTTCAACCAGAACGCGGTGCAATCGGCAAACCCAATGAACCCGACCAGAACCCGTACGGCAGCGTACGGAACTCAGCAAACAGTCGGAGACTGGAATACCCAGCTTCGTCAACTTTTCAAGGAAGTATAAGTCATGGCACGAAAGGGCACTCAGCTCTCGAAGATCCAGGCCAAGCCCCAGTACGCACTTGGGCCCGAGGAAGTTGCACAGCGTGACCTCGTCGGCTATCAGCCCCCCGGAAAGGCGTTCAAGCAGATGAACACGGGCGTTTCGACGCGCGACGCCAATAAGCCCACGCGCACCGCAAAGGGTGGCGCCTTCAAGTTCGGTAACGGGGTCTAATAGACGTGCCTTTTGACCCCGGCTTGACCCCTCCGCCTCCTGGCGGAATACCTAGTGGAATCGGAGACGCAGCAACGGCTGCCGCCCCAGCGTTGCCAATGGCAATGCCAGCGGCGGGCAAGAAGTCTGTCCGTCGCAAGGGTGGCAAGAAGGGCAAGAAGCGTCGCGCAAAGAAGACTGGATCCAAGAAGCGTTCTTCCCGTCGGAAGCGCGCATAATTACGCTACAACTGTTTCATCAACCGATCACACAGGAGGAGAAGTCATGAACAGCACTGAGCGTCGTCGGCGTGGTCGCGGCCGCACCCGTCGGTAATAGCAAGTCCTAGCATTCGCTAGGCAACAGGTTTCTGTAAAAACAAAAGTCCCAATGGGGAGGTGAGCACAAATGGTTGATCGTCGTCGTCGTGGACATGGTCGCGGCCGGAAGGCTTACTGATCCATGCCTCAGGTAAACGGGAATGACCCGTCCCCCCTGTACTCGGGAGGGAGTGAGCTTGCGGGCGGAAGCCAAGGCAAGCCCGCTCCCTTTTCGAGAAAGGGTCGCAAGAACGCTGCAATAGGAATTCGCAGCGAACGTCCTTTGTCAGCCAGCCGTAAGCGCGGGAATCTCCCTAAGAGGCAACGTGGCTAGAAATTCCGTACGGTTTGGTAAGCCCAGGCTTGCCGTTGCCGCCAATGACACGACAGCTCCCGCCGCTCCAACCAACGCAGATGGATCGAGGCTCACAACCCCGGTCGCTGGCGTTGTTGAAGTAAGCGGCGGGATCGGCCTTGTCGTTGACATCAATCCACAATCCACCGGCCATTGTTCCGTTCAGCTCCTCTTTTGGAATGACGACGCCCGCGTTTGGGTGTTCAACGGGAACAGCGTTCCCTTCGTTTCTGCGGCGAGCACTCCAACTCGCTTCACCTGGGGATTCGCTTTCCCCATTGCCACAAAGTACGCTTACGCATACGTCACCGGCCTGACAGGTACGGTAGATGTGTGGCTTGGAGAAGTTATTCAGGCGGGGGGTTCGTAATGGGTCGTCTTCATATTGGCGTTGAGGTTCAACAGGCCCTCAACGACCCAGAAACTCAGGAAGCCGTACGCTCTGTCCCCGGGACAACCGTAGTTCGGGCTTTCCCCTTCTCTTTCGATACTCCCGGGCTTTCCACATCGACCGACCATGCCTTTGTGCTGGCAGCCTCTGCCCCCACGTTGCCAGTGGTTGTTGTGACCGGAGCGAACGACGAGTTCGTGTTTACTCCAATCTCCTCGGGAACCCCAGAAACCTTCACGGTTGCGGCTGGTTCTTACGCAACGGTTGCGCTTCTGGCGACAGCTATGGCGGCGGCCATTGGAGGATCTGCCGAAGCGTTCTCCACAATTGCAACGTGCGCCAACAGCTCAGGCAAGATCCTTTCTACTTCTGTCTTTGCGGGAACAGGGGACAACGGGGACACCCTGACCGCTGGTGTCAACGATGTACTCGCAGACCTTGGCTTCGCCTCGCCTTCCACTTATGCAGGAGCAGCGATCCCGGGAGTTTCGGTCTACACACCGACCGTCGGTGACGTGCTGATCGACGCGTGGATCGAGATCGGCACCGCCTGGGACGGCACCACGCCGCTCGGTGATATCGGCACCTTCACGGGCGGTGATTACGGGATATGGCAGAACCTGGCGACCCAGCCGCTGCCCATGTCGGGGGCCGACATTGCTGGGGGCGCCCTGGGCCTGCTCAGCGGTACCCACCTCAGCGACCTCGCCCAGATGGCGTTGGTGGCCGGGATCAGTGCCGACGACGGCAACGGGCTGCTGGTCGCCGCCGGGGCCGCGATCAACCTGAGCCCCACCGCCGTCAGCGGCGGATTCCGCCCGCTACCCGCGAAGTTCACTACCGCCGACCCCATCAAGGTGTGCGTGTCGCAGGACGGCACCAACGACGGCGCCGATCCCGCATCGACGCACGGGGCAGCGGTGCTGTATCTGATTACGGCCACCCCGGTGGTTTCATAATGAGCCCTGCAATTCGCCATAACCAGGGAGGGGAAACCCTCGGAAACCTTGACGATCCAGCCATCCAGGCGAAGGTTCAGGCCATAGCCGCAGCGGGAGGCGGGTCGGTTGCTACTGTCACTGGTAACCTTGTCGATAACACTGATCCTGCAAATCCCGTCGTCAACGCCGCCCATGGCAGTGATGCCGACTGGATACCCGTGACGTACAACAGCCCGTGGGTAGATGCGGGCGGCGGCGTTGCCCCCTCGGGGTTCCGCAAGGAAGCATCTGGCCGGGTTACCGTACGGTTCGCCGCCAATGGTGTCTCCCCCTCTGTAGCGTTTACCCTCCCGGTGGGGTACCGTCCATTGGCGGTTGAGCAGCGCGTCGGCATGGAAACCCGCGCCTCCGATGAAGTTCCCTTGACGGTGTTCATCAATCCCAATGGCGACGTACAGCTCGCTTGGGAGGGGGCCTCAACTGGAGCTTCGGTGTTTGAAGCCTCGTTTTGGAACGGCCAGTAGCCTATCAGATGCGACATGGCCTAGTGCCGTCGGGCGCTTAGCGGTAGGATTATCCTCATGGCATTCCTAAACCCGGGTGACGTTCGGAACGAAGCTCCGACCGTAGCTAATCCGACTGTAATCCCCGTCAATCCGTACGGGTTTACGTTTGTATTCGTCCAGTCCTCTCCAACTACAGTCTGGACGATAGTCCATAACATGAAAAAGCTCCCTTCGGTTTATACTGAAGACCTCAATGAAGATGAAACCTTTGGGGCTATCCATTTCATTGACGACAACTCCATATCCGTAACCTTTGCCCTCCCGGTTGCGGGAAGGGCATTTCTCAACTAAGGAACTAGGGAAAGCTAATGCCCGTCAAGTGGTATGTACCCCAGGATCTCAACCAGCTTGAGATCCGGCGCCCAGTGGTTCATTTGCTGGCCTCCCCTCCAGGAACCCCGGTGGAGGGACAGCTTTACTACGATACCGCCTCCCATTCTCTGTTCTTCTACAACGGGACCACCTGGGTTTCCACCGCCCCAGTTCCCGACACGGGGGATCTGACCAAGTTCTCGGCCACAATAGGGGACGGTGTAGCTACCTCTATAGCGGTTACCCATTCCATCTCCCAGGACGTCATCTCCCAGGTCAGGGACGCGGCCACCAACCTCGTTGTGGAGTGCGACATCACCAATACCTCAGCCTCGGTTACCACCTTTACTTTCTCTGTGGCCCCGGCGCTCAACTCGTTCCGTGTGGTAATCATTGGGTAATGGCTACTGCTGTACGCTCCAATCGTGACCACGGGGGCATTGCAAGGCTGACAGGGATTCCTGACCCTTTTCTACCCAGCGACGCGGCTACAATGGGTTGGGTTGAAAGCGTCATTGCGGACCTAAAGGGAAGTTCTACCTCCCTTCCCAATGACCAGATTGATAACATTCCCGAGGATCAGTCGATGCTGACCTCGGACTACTAAGGGATTGTAGATATGGGCTCTATTGTCAGCGGCCGGATTGGCCCCATTACCTCTTCTGACGGCTCTCAGACCGATCCTTTCCGGCAGGGAAAGTCGGGGGAGACGATCGTATCGGAGCTGCACGGCAAGTTCTACGAGCAGAACTATCGGGGCAACCTGTACTGGGCCACTATGGCTACGGGCGTTATCTTCCCAGCCCCAGCGGCCACCGCCAACAACCCCATCACCCTCTACAACCCATTCAACTCAGGAAAGAACCTGAGCCTTTTGTCGTTTGACATGGTATTTACAGTCATCCCAGGAACCCCCCTGACCGGACTGTACGGTTTGTACGTCAATTCAAACCCGGCAGCAGCGGCGGTGACAGGAACCGTCCTGACCCCTCAGTCTGGTCTGGTTGGATCCCAGGGCGTTCCGGTCGGTAAGCCCCTGACGACATCCACTGTTCCCGCGGTCCCGACGCTCATCAAGGTGTTCGGGCAGAAGGTCACCGGACAGGTTGCGGCGGCAGAGCCGAATGCCCCCAATCAAGTCTTTCATTGTGACTTCGACGGTGACCTCATCCTTACCCCAGGAACCTCGATCACCCCCCAGCAGACCGTTGCAGATACCTCGAATGCTACGGTCATCTGCACCTTCGTTTGGGAAGAGGTACCAGTGTGAGCCAACCCATAGCGGCTTCCTGGGTTGATCGGACGGAGATGGAGAGGGGCAACCCCCAGGGCCTCTATGTGGAAGCTGGCCAGGATGACCAAGTGGTCACCCCGGCCACGGCAGTTGTGACCCTGACGGATCCGGTTGGCGGAACCCACTCTGTGGGTGGGACCGTTGACGCTTCCTTGAGGTTCTACCTAGCCACATATGCGCCCACCATTACCGGCTTTTGGACGTACACTTGGGTAACAACGTCGCCAGCCCTTACCTCTAGCGGTGGTTTCACGGTTCGCGACAGCAGCGCAAACTAATCACACGGAGGGAAAAGCAATGGCTACTGAGCGCAGGAAGCACGGCAAAAAGCACGGCAAGAAGTAGGATCCTCGGGGCCTGGGTGGTACCGTAACCATTCGGCTTGTCCGCCCAGGCCCCATCTCATATCGGGTATCTCATATATGGCAATCGTAACGGTCCACCCAGCCTCAATTCCGGTGGCGTCAGCCAATAAGGCAGCTTCCGTAGTTCAGCCTGCGTCCATTCCGGTGGGTTCCCAAATCTCCACCTCAAAGATGACCGTTTCCCCAGCCCTCATCCCCGTAGCCTCGCAACCGAGGCTGTAGAATGGCCCTCACCCCAGCTTCTGCTGGCATTGGATCCCCGGAGTTTATCTCCCAGGTCAGAGATGAGCTGGAAGACGCTCCTCGGTTCCGAGGGACAGAGGTAGCCTCCGGGAACGGGACCGCCACAGTCTTTCAGATCCCCAACGCCCCCGTTTACGACGGATTCGCGTACGGAACCCCCTTCTGGGTCATCAAGGTTGGGGTGACGGTCCAAACTCTCGTCACTCGATACGAAGACCTGGCTGCCGGTAAGGTCTTCGTAGACTACCTGACGGGAGTTGTGGTCTTTGGAACGGCCCCGGGGGCCGGAACCAACAACGTCACCTTCTCCCATGCCTCCTGCCGTTGGCTCAACCGACGGATAGAGAGAGCCCTCAACGACGGCCTCAACGCCATGTTCCCCACTGTCTACCAGTGGCAGTCCGCCGTTTTGGCAACCGCCGTGAACAAGTGGGAGTATGCCCTGCCCTCGGCCTTCTTTGATCCCAGGGTGAGAATCCTTGAGGTTGAGATCCGGGAGATCCCCGCGGCCACGGAACGGTACCGCCCTATTTCTATGTGGCGAAGGACCGCCGATAACACCCTCATGATCCAGGGGTCCCAGGCTTATAGCCCCGGGGCCAGCGTTAGGGTGCAGTACACCGCCCCCTATAGTTCCCTCGGGGAGCTGGAGCGCCAGGTTGCTGAACTGCCGGTCCTCTACGCCAAGGGAACGCTCCTGGGCGGCAAGGAAGCCCCTCGCAGCAACTCTGACGTCGCAGCGGTCACCGGAGGGGCCAACGCCAATCCCAATGGCGTTCAGCGGGACGCAGGAGCCATCTACCTCAATCAGTTCTACAAGAGGCTGGGGGAACTGGAGAGGGCTATGCCCATGGCTCCGCCGTCTTCCACTTACGGTCGCTAACGAGTATAATGGGTTGATGGCACACCCGCTAACTGGCACCCACCAAACCAAAGAGCACATCGAAAAAAGGGCCTCGGCACTTCGCAAGGGATTCTGGAACAGATTCGTGATGCAGGGCGAGTGTGTAGTTTGGACGGGGGGAACTATTCGCCCAAGCAAAGGTATGGTGTACGGATGCCTGGGGAGCGAGTACGTACATAGAGTTGTTTACGAAATGATTCTCGGTCACACGATACCCAAGGGTGTAGTAGTAATGCACAAGTGTGACGTAACGCTATGCGCCAGGCCAAGTCACCTTAGGGGTGGAACTCAGGCCGAAAATGCCAGAGATTGTCGAGAGAAACTTCGCCATATGCACGGCGATTCTCACTATAGGGCTAAGCTTCGGGCTGCGCTGATCCCCGGCATCAGGGACAGGAGCAGCCGGGGGGATTCTGACGGTTCAATAGCCAGAAGCTTTGGGGTGTGTCCCGAAACTATTAGAGCCGTAAGGATTGGTCGAACATGGAAAGAGGCATAGAATGGCCTGGGAAGCCCCTGCAACGATCCTTACGGTGGATCAGTTGGTTGCTGATGCCAGCCGGACCATATCCGGGATTGAGGACGGTAAGAGGCGGATTGCGGTTGCGCTTCGCCGCCATGCTATTGCCGCTCAGGCCGACCGGCCTACAAGACAACCGAACCTCATTATCCCAGCGGGCACCGGTGTCGGAAAGACCGTGCTCACGCGGGCTCTCCTCAAAGCGTCGGGCCTCCCGTTTGTCGAGGTGAACGCCACCTCCTACAGCGGGACCGGGTGGGCCGGTAGCGACCTCTCCTCCATGTTCTCAGGGCTCCTGTCGGACAAGTACCAGGACAAGACGGTCAGGGCCGATGAGCACAAGGCCCGTATGCAACGGTGGGGGGTTGTGGTCCTCGACGAGTTTGACAAGTGGAAGCTGCAACCGGGTACCGGCCAGCGCGACACAGGAAGGGAGCTGCAAAGTGAACTACTCAGAATTGCGGAAGGGGACATTGTTTCAATCCGTCGCAATGACGCCGAAGCAGGCCGTCCATTCGACACCTCTCATATCCTCTTCATCGCTCTGGGAGCCTTCGAGGGTATTCTCCCCATCGTTGAACGCGATCACCCCGGACTGGGGGTTGAAGCAACCTGGGCCGCCCTGGGCAACGAGCACCTCATCCGATACGGATTCATGGAAGAGTTGATCGGGCGGTTCAGTACGATCGTTCCGCTGCCACCGCTTACAATTACTTCTATGCTGGAAATTCTCAAGACGCAGGTTTGGCCAATCTGGGTTGAACGGGCTGCCGACGAAGGATTCGATCTGACCGCCGACGAATCGGCACTCACCGACCTCGCCGGTCAGGCCATGTTACAACGCATCGGTGCCCGATCGCTGGAGCCCTTGATTGAGAAGAAGACATGGCGGGCCTGGAGCCATGCCGAACCGGGCGATAGGGTCATCCTTCGTTCGGCTGGCCATCTCAACAATGAAGCCGTTGTAGAGAAGGCGGCCAGGGTATGACGGTATTCTCTGGGGTCCCTATAGACAGCATAGGTACCCTCTACCACACCGCCATCGGATACGACGACGGGGCTGGCAACGTGGTCATGGTCGGGTATGTCTGTGCCGCGGGCACCGACTGGGACCAGGGCACCAATGTCCAAGACGAAGGCCAGCTTATTGCCGTAGCTTCCCCAAACCAGATTGACCGGAACCTCGGCAACTGGCCCAAGGTCACCCAGGGCGACTGGACCAAGGGCGAGCAGCAGCAAACCTACATTGACCCCCAGAGATACCGAATCAGCGACGGGGCCGTTGATACAAGCCGACCGGGAGGGTTGCAGTTGTTCCCCTCTCCCCGGACAACAAGCTACGTTCTCACCGGAACCTCGAACAAGATCCCCATCGTGGCACTTGGGGACGAATGGTTCGCTGGCGTCAAGACCTCGACATTCAACCTCGTTACCACAGCCTCGGGCTCTCCCGTAGGCGTCGCCATTGGCGACGGCACTGAAATCCTCGACATCATGTTGGATCCATTTGGGGTTGTCATTGCTACAGGGACCGGCATTTGGCAAATCTCGGGAACCCCAACCGCAACCCTGTTTTGCACCGAAGGGGTTGCGGCCGACGTTCCCCCGGTGAGTGGTTGTGTCAAGTCCATGGCCTACTTCGATGAAAAGTTGTATTTCATCAGCGTTGACCAAACTCAAATCAAGTACGTTGTGGACGGTAACACCACCCCGGTTGTCTATAGGACGTTCGGCACCCCAGGTTTCGAGCAGAACCTCAGGCTCATTTGTTCTACGGCCAACGGCTTGTTCTACGTCACATACAAGATCGGATCCGAGTGGGTCATGACGTTCTACATCAGCGACGGTGGAGCAGGGCCCGATACCCGGGTTGCTGAGGTAATTGGTAAGGTTATATGGGCAGAGGAAATTTACGGTGTGACGTATATCCTCATGAGGCAGTTCCAGCAAGCTGGGCACAACGACTTCACCCTGTATTCACTCCAGGGCACTCAGCTCGACAAGGTCATCGACATGCGCTGGGTTCAGGATGAGTTTCGCGAAGTCGGCAGCGTCATTGCAACCACTACCGCGGACGTGCAGGGCAACATCTGGGGGGACGGACGATTCCTCTACGTTGGATGGCCGGGACTGCCCGGGCTCCGCATAGACCTCACCCCAGGGCTCGGCGCATTCCCAGCCCGATGCACAGCGTTCAACCCCCTGGCCTCCAAGGCTCACAGGGTTTTCAGTAGTGATGCCGATGGCATCCTTGACGCGAACGTTTACACGGTTGGCGGCGTCCTTACGGCCACAATCAATGAATACTCCCAGGCTCCAACGACGGGCTCAATCACTCTGTCGGACTTTGACTTCGATACCCCTGGAGAGAACAAGGCGTTCCGGGGTGTTTTCATAGAATTGGACGCCCCACTTCCCGGCGGAGCATCCGTTGCGGTCACCTATGCCGTAGACGGCTCGCTAACGTACCTTTCAACCGTTCAGATCATCAACTCAACCACTCGCATGACCTACCGGATCCCAAGGGGAACCTCTGGGCGGCGCATCAGCGTCAAGCTGGCGCTGACGGGGGCTGTGGTTATCCGCTCGGTGGCCGTCGAGGGCACCCTGGGTCGGGTCTGGAAGGCGACGTTGCAGTGCAACGCCCAGCAGCAGCTCCTTGACAGCAGCTTTGATAACCAGGGGCAGAACTCTCAGCAACTTCTGGGCAATATCGAGAGCGCCTTTGAATCAGCGGCTCGGGCCGTGTATGCCTACGTTCCGTCCCTCACCAACCCAGACCAAGTAGAGATGGTGCAGGCCACCCTGGAAACGTACAACTGGCGAACCCCTCGGCCGGGGTCAAGTGAAGGCGGAAATCTTGAAGGGAACATCGACGTTACCTTGAAGGAGGTTTCGTAAATGGCCCGGGACCGATCTGGAATTGTCCATAAGGCCGTCACTGCACCTGTAGTTCCTTCGTTCCCTGGCATGGCTGACACTCCCATTGGAACGGCTGGCCGACTGGCTAGCTTCGCCAGGTCAGACCATACCCACCCAGCTCAGCCAGCCTCGGCCGTTGGGGTTCTCACCGACAACCGCCTCGATATCCAAAGGCGATTCGCCCATTCATTCATACCTGCCGATAGCGCCTTTCACGTTCTAGATTTCAGCGTTGGATTCGGGAACCCCGACGACCCAACCGGAGGGTGGGACAACACTAACAACAGATGGACGGTCCCGGCTACCGGCTGGTATCTAGAGGTACTGACTGTGGGATGGCCGTTTGCTGGGGTTGACTATTTGGAAGTCAAGTCAGCTACAGCGATGCCCGGGAGTAGCCCAATGCTCACGGCCCCTTCAGAGCCCGACGGTATCGGACTGACGTGGTCATTCCTGGTCCACAGAACGGCCGGATCGTTTATCGGCCCGTACTCGGTCAACGCGGGGGCGGGAGTGGCCCCCAATCTTTTCGCCAATCTTGCAATCATCTGCTTGGGGACACAATGAACGTATCTATTGGCTGGGACGCGGTGGCTCACTTCGGAGAGGCTGGAGCGGCCCTTCTCACCATGGCCCTGTTGTGGAAGATTTTCTCTCGGGTTGACGAAGTGGTAGAAATGATCCCGGTGTGGGAGGCCATGGCAGCCCAGTACAAGCAAAACGGCGGCAACACCTACCGTGATAAAGTTGACCGGGTCGTAGAGGTTCAAGAAACCCATACAGCCATTCTCAATCAGCTTGTAGGAGCCATGAATGCCAACACCGCTGGGACCACGGGAGCGACGGGCGATACCGGACCAATCGGCCGTACTGGCAGAACCGGAGCGACGGGTCCGCCTGGCCCAGCTTGACCAACTTCTTTTGATGGTCGAGAACGCCCTATTTGAAGAGCTTTCTCTGGCAGATGTTCACTCGGCTATCCTTCACGCCCAGCGTAAATATATGCTGGAGCCGATGCCTACCGACCGGGCAGAGCGGATCCAGTCGGAAGAGGCCGAAAGGTCACAGTCAATCCTGGATGGATCGACTTCTCGGACCTGGCTATTCCGCCAAGAATAAACTCCTGAGTGTCATCAGGGAATAGTTGGGCCAGCACCATTCCGTCGATAATTGGCTTCATGCCCTCCAGGATGGCGTAGCTGTCCATCTTGTGCCCCTGCCGTCGATAGAGCACGATGTCCAAGTAACACGGCTTGGGCGCCCTTTCCCATGCCGGAAGGAAGAAGGCCGCCACTTCTGCTTGACCGCGCCAGAGGGCTACCAGGGCTCTGTGTTGCCGGTGGCCAACCCTGTTGATGTAGTTGGCGCTGAGCCAGGGCAGGGGCCTTCCCGCTGTCTTAGCTAGGCTTTCCTTGCCGGTGGGGGTAAGTAAAGGATAGCGAGGCCACTCCATCTCGAACTTCATGACGGGCAATCCGTCTCGTGAATGAAAATCTTGATACCAAATATCAAGATCCAATGGCTCGTCAGCTTTCCGCAAGCCTCGCACGGCCGTTCATTCGACGACATAGGTGTTCTCTCCAACTTCTGCGGTAAACCTTCCGCGACCCACCAATGTGCTCATCACCCGGAACCCCTGGATGACCAGCAAACGCTCACTGCAACCGTCTTGCAACTCGTGCAACTCGTGCAACTTGGCAGCCATCTCCTTACGGGTAGGGCTCTTTCGAGACTGGGCCATGAGGCTTCTGGACAGCAGAACGGTTGAGGCAGCTACGGCCGTAGATTGAACCGTGGACATCTCCTTGAGCTTGTCGGCATCCTCGTTGATGGACTTCCAGAATATTCGGATCTCCCGGCCCTTCCTAGTCGTTGTAGCGGCTGGTGAAGTGGTTGTCTTCTTTGTAGCCATCAGTTGCATTTCCCTCATTGTCAACGAGAATCATTTCAACCCCACCCTCATCTGTGTCAACAAGCTTGATAAGCATGGGCTTTTCGGGCTTAGCGAAACCACGGGCCTTGGTGATGTAGAGCTTGATCCAGGACTGGTCCTTCTCTCTGTGAAGGGTCCACATGTTGTCCATCCACTGCTTGAACGCAGCGGCACCCCTTTCCATGTTCTCGGGGTCAAACGAATCCTTGCCGCCTTGCACCTTGCGGGTGTGGTGGATGAATATGATGTGGGTGTTGTACTTCAGGCAGATAGAGTGTTTGACGCTTTGTAGAAGTCTTCCAACGCCATCGTTATCGTTCTCTTCAACTCCCCCGCGGGTGGCCGAGTAACTGTCGATGATAACCACATCATAGTGAGTTGATTCAAGTGCATCCACAAGGGGTGAAGGGTCGGTAAGGAGGAGCCCGGGTTGGTATACATGGCGAAATACAACCCGTGCAAGTTCGTCATCACTGACCGCGAGTGTCCGCCTGATCTTTCGCAGCCGGTCAATCGTCTCGGCATCCGACATTTCCTCTTGAACAACGAGCACAGACATGGGCTCGGGAACCTTGCGTCCCCAGATCGAGATTCCGGTTGCAAGGTGAAATCCAATTATGTCAGCCAGCCATGACTTACCGACGTTTGAGGGCGCCACAATGGCGGACAAGGATCCCTCCCTAAGCATCCCATCAATAATCATCTTAGGTGGGGGTATGTCCCTAGCTAGGGCAGGGGAGATGTCCTCAGCGAACCAAGGGGACTTATCGGAGGCCGTAGGCGCCTCGGTGGCCGAGTTGTTGGCAATGTACTCTATAGCCTTGGCGATGGATCCGGCCAGCCATGAATCCCCATGACGCCCGCGCTTCCCCCAAGCGTTCCCAATCCCGCCGTCCTGGGTCGCGACGAATACCGAACGGATAGCGTGGGAATCATACCCCGATCGCAGCAGCGCCGTGATAACCCCTTGGGCCAGGGAGGATTCATCGGCACCATTTGGTGCACCGAACTTGATGAGGGCCAGCGTGGCCTTTGTGACCCGAAGTGTGTCGATGACGATGGCCTGAACCGGGGCCTGCCACTCAGCCAGGAGTGAATCCCCGGAAGTGTCCTTGCCTTCGGATTCTTCGGCCGGGAGAACGTCGAAGTCTTCGAGATTCAGAGCCGGGGCTGCCGGATCCCACTTGGTTATCTCAGCCATGACTGGGGGGTTGAGCTTGCGGTTGAGCGTCCCTGGGGCCCTGAGGATGACCCCTAGCTGGGCGGTGGCTATGTCTGACCCCAGCCTTTGGGCGATGCGACGTAGAATTGACCTCGCCGCGGCGCGATCCTCGGGTCCCTCAAACACCCAGGGCTCACGGAGCCGCCAGTAGGCGTGGTATCCCCTCCCCGACCGAATCACACAAGCGGGACGGAAGGGGAAGGATACCAACGCTAGATGGGCGCCCTTCTGGCCGTCGTCGTAGTCCTTCCAGTCCAGGTCTGCCCAGACCACGGATATGGCTCCGACGTTCGACGGCTTGCCGGAACCCTCCTCGATTCTCACCCCGGGGGCAATACACGTTAGAGCATCGTCCAGCCTGTCCATTTCAATGACCGTCGCGGCCACTGAGACTGGATCTGAGACGGGAAAGAACCTTCGCCCATGAGACGGCTTGCCTATGGTTTGTCTGGGAACCCTGACCTCCAGGTATCCGCTCTCAATGTCTCCGACAATGAGGTTGACAAAGTCCAACAGGCTAGCCTTCCCAACGGCAGCACTGACTGATATGATGATCGTACTCCTACGAACTTAGGGCCCCAAGTCTTCGGACCTGGGGCCCTCTGTTGTTATTGGGAAGGACCGCTGGGGTCGAGCCACAACTTGTATTGTGCCGTCACGATACCTGCGACGGGATCGATAAAATGAAGTCGCTGGGATGGGTCGGCACCCGAGGCCATTCCAACCATCGCGTAACGATTGTCCGATTCCGTGGATCCCGTACGGTAAATTGCACCACGTCCATCTGCGAGAGGGATCTCAGTGTGCGTGTGGTAATGATGGGTGTAGACGTCTGAGAACGCCCAGGGCTCCATTCTGAGGGTTTCTGGGTCAATGCCACGGTATGCTCCCGACTTCCAAGCTTGGACGTGATTCCTTAGAGCGTTGTCACTTGCCCATCCGTTACGACCGATCTCATCTCCGTGTATGACCAAAGCCCTGTAATTTCCGATTTCGAGGCGTTGAATGTCTTCAGGGCAATCTTCCCATCGGAGACGGGCAGCGACTGATGGATCTGCAAGGAGCACACGTCGGGCGTGTTCATAAGCGAAGCGATCAAGGTTATCGTGTCCTGGAACTGAGGCTCGCTTGTTTCCAATTCGTCCATGGTTCCCCCATTCAGCAATGACTTCAACCTCTTGGTACGTCGAAAGTGCACGACGGACCACCTCGGCCTCCAAATCAGCCACAGAGTACACCTGCTCAAACAACGTGGCGTCGATCTCGTAGACCTGGGAAGGGAAGTTGAACAACCCTTCGAGCATGTCGCCGCCAAAGATGATGACGGCCTTGTTGACCGGGTGATGGGCTCTCTGGATCTCGGTCATCTGAATGGCCTTGTCGCAGAACTCGCGGACGCGGCGGCGCATAACCTCGCCGTTGTAGTTTCGAGTGAGCTTATGTCCTTGCCAGTCCCCGGTGTCCCACAGAGCCACCTCGGGCGACCCATTGGCCTTGGGGGCCCTCGGCGTCGGGATCTTCACCCTGGGCAGTCCTAGGACGGCGTCGATGGCGGCACGTTGCGCCGCGATGATGGCGTGGGCGTTGCGCTCCTTGGCTTGGGCGAGCTGACGCTGGGCCCTATGGAGGGCGGAGCGCAGCTCCTCAAGCTTCGCCTCGTGCTCTGTGAACTCTTCGAGCGACTGGTCAGGCGACGTGGTCACGGAAATGCCTCTCAACTCTCGCTTCGGTGGCCAGGTCTATTCCATGAACAGTCCGAAGCCATTGCCCTATCTTTACCATACTAATGCCGTTGCGCCTTCCGTCCTCAACTTCCTGGCGCAGAGCATTTTGGGAAAGTGAACAAATGACGCAAGGAACCTTCCCTGGTCCTGCGAAATCCGCCAAGGACTTCGATGTACTCATATTTCTGTCTCCGTAACGTAGTCGATGATTGGCAGCCCGATCTCCCGGGCAATGGCAACCTCCAGCTTGGCCCCCTTCGAACTCTTCCATCCCGGGAGAACATACACAACGTCGCTCATGAGCACCTGTTGAATGTCGAACCTCATATGATGGGACCGTTCGTGAACCTTGCCCATGTCATGCTCGGCAGGACTGAGGACAATGATTCCCGATTCTCGAAGGCTCTCTGAGGCAGCGTTGAAGGCATGGCGGTTGTTGTCCTCCCGGCCCGTCATGGGACCTGAGACGTACGCAATGATACTTCTGAATCCTTCGCTCATGTCAGAATTCCATCCTCTTCAAGTAGGCATTGCAACAAGCCAGCATACGTCCTAATGTCGAGAATGCGGCTTGCCATCCCTTCGCTCCCGTCAACGGGACCGCTGGGATTGGCCTTGATTGCGTTGTGGACTGAGCCAAGATGCTTACCGAAGTAAACGCTCCACACCTGATATTTTGTAAGGCCAGTGTCGGCGGCAACGTCCTTGAAGTTTTTCAACACATCGTTGGGGCCAGCGTACGAATCACCCTTGACCTTGATGATGGACCGTTCGTTGAGAATTATGCTTTCAATGATGGCCATGCGGTCTTCGTTCGTCATGACGTCACGGCCATTGGTAGGCCGGTAAGGTCAGCGAAAGAAGGGTCAGCCCGAAGGCTGTCAGTACGGCAGCGGTCAACAGAACTACAGAAACCGCAAGCATCACCTGGGCGAGCTGGATAGCGACCGCTCTTGGCGATGGCGTCGGCCTCAAGGATGATTCCCAAAACTCTCTCCTTGTCTTCATTCGTAAACTCCATCTTGTATTCCTTGACTTGGGGGGTCTTGGAGTTGGCCCTCATGTAGACCACAACGATCTTTCCTGCCGGTTCAACGGGAGGCCCGAATTGAGGCTGCTCTTCCCCGTTGGAATCCTGGGTTGTTTCCCTCGGCTCCTTCAGCCAGCGCCGGTACTCGGCCATGCGGGACAACCAGTAGATGGCGAGCTGGTCGCGCTTCTCGTTGATCCAGCCCATGTCCCAGTTTCCATCCTTGTCCCAACGCGCGGAGCCGCTCCACTTATGGTCAACGATGGTTCCGTCAGCGTCGATGCGGTCGGAGAATCCAATCACGGTTCGCCCATTGACAGTGAACTCATGTCGTGTTTGGACTGCTCCAACCTTCGTCTCTCGGTTGGCCATTGCGAAAGCCGTCAAACCGAGGCGCAACGCTTCTTTGTACTGGCTTGCCTGGGTTCCGGTCATTGGGACGCGAAACGTCTCCGTCTCAATGAGGGCGTCGAGGGAAACATGAGCAGCCTTGATCCCGCTGGCAAGGCAGTCGTCCAGGTCGTCGGCGTTGACATTTGCCAACAGACCCATACGTCCCTCAAAGAACGTATTCGCCCCGAGGTCAAACGAACTTCCGCAGATCAACGCACCTGAAGAAACCCAGGGAACGCCCAGCAGCTTCTCGTACGCCCACTTACGAGAGCATGAATACTTGTACGCCCCCGACAAGGACGTAATCTGTGAATAGCTCAAGTGCTCCGGGGGGGGCTTGATCTCCGTTGACTCGACCTGTACGGCCGGACCTTTTACGATAGCCATTGGTACTCCTACTGTCGGGGACCGGGAACTCTCTCCCGGCCCCCTTGGCCGCTCGGTTCGGTAACTTAGAAGTCTACTTCGTCAGTAGACGCCGCAGATGGGGCAACCGCGGCCGCCGCGGCAACGGTAGGGCTAGCAACGGTACTCGCCACAGACGAGGCGGCAGTTGTTGGCGTCGTCTCCGTAGCGGGAGCAGCAGGCGACGCACTCGTAGGGTCCGCCTGCTTGTACGCCTTTACCTTGAATTTGTTGCGCCTCTCGCCATTTACAGTCGTTTCTGTTGACAATCCCATGACCTGAACCCTTAGACCGGGCAAAAGTTGCCCATCAGGGGTTGCCCCCTCGACGTACTCGGCGTCCAGTCCGTACTCCAACGTCTCGTCGTTGAACCACGCAACAGGGGACCCTGGCTTGCGGCCATGCAGTGCGTTGATAAGCTGGCGAAGCATAGCAACGGTTGCCTTGCTCTCCCCCAGGCTTGTCGAGGTTGCGTCGAAGATCCAGTTGTCGAGGCCGTCTTCGGTATTCCACTTGTAAAGGAGGCGCCACTCGGGCGGCGATCCCTCGGCCTTATTCTTCTTGTACTGCTCCGAGGACTGAACCCGGTTCACCCCCAACAGAACAACCGGGAAAAAGGTGTTGTCCTGAATGTCTCGCGACACATCTGCCGCCTCATTCGTTTTCGCCGTGACGATTGCCATTGAAACTTCTCCTAAGTTTGGGTCGGGCTTGGCCAATTCCAAGATCCCGCTTGAGTGGTTGATGAGGCTCAGAGCCCCCACGCTATCGCGGACTAATTCCCGAAGGTCTTCGTTTGTGGCCCACAATCGGTACCACTTCTGAACCTTTGCATTCTCCCTTTGTATGAGCATTTCGTCGCCGTTGCTTGCGTATGTTGCCAGCCAAGCCAATGGCTGTGCTGGGTGCATGTTGAGCCCGTCGTTGATGGAAACCATGACCACTGGGGTTGTATCCAGAACCTCGTACCCAACTACTCGGGAATGTTCATCTCCCGAGAAACCCCTTGCATGAATCCTAAGTGATCCCTTGTGAAGAATCGTAGGAGTTGGGAAAGGTTTTCGCGAACCAGTCGTCGATGTACTGGGCAATAAAGGTTTCTTCGATTTCGTCGGCATATTCCATTAGCGCCTCTGTCTCTGGGGTTGGAAGATTGACGTCGGAAACCATGTTGAGAAGCTGCATGAACGTAGGGCTACGGTAAGCCGGGGTTGGAAATGACGACCACGACTTAGCCACGTTGTTGAGAGCTTCCAGGGCAAGCTGAAGCCTCAAGTAAGAATCGCATGGATGCAACCTCAGCTCATTGAACGTCAACGACTTTCCGCAGACCTTGCATTGCCACTTCATGACTTAGTTCATCCTCCTGCGACGTTCTGCCCTTGGGAGCATCTTCAGCTCATGCTCCTTTACCCAAGCAACCATAACCATATTGAGGCAGCTTGTCAAAGCCACAGTTAGGGAGGACAGGGATTCAATACGAATCTCCCTGGGGTCCAGACCCCCAGGGAGCGTAATCCGGCCCAGCGGCTTCTGAACTTCAATGGTCAAGGGGACTGCCTGGTTCATGATGTTCCAGGCGGCCTTCATGATGTCCTCAGCGGTAGCATCTTGGATCCCTTGAGAGGCCGATTCAGTGCTCATAGGAAAACTCCCCAGTTGACCATTTCAAATACGGCGGTATGGCGCATCGATGGCCGGTCCTCATCGTCCAGGATCCACACCATCTCTAGTTCTTCTCCGAATACTTCAGTCTTCTGTTCAGCCGTCATAGACATCTCCGTTCTCCTGAAGCTTCTTCTCTTCGTAAGGTACGGCTATTCTACGGTAAAACTCTAGCTTGGCTCCTTCCAGGGCTCCCAAGACGTCGTTGATAGACTGGTACGAGATGCCATTGTCGAACAAGTAATCGGTTATGGCGTCCGTGAAAACGAAGTTCAACTCCCCTGGGCCGGTGATGACCGCGTGGCGGCCGTCCCTGTCAATCTCATTCCTTCGATCAACGTCAATATAGGGAGCCATTACTCAAGCCCGTCAGCAACTATGTACGCGACAACTATCCCAAACCCAAGCGCAGCCCAGTTGGGACCTCCCTGGGCATGAACCATAAATGCCGTGGCGAGCGAGGTGATAGCTACCCCGATCATGCCGTCTCCGCAATAAGGTCAAGGATAGCCAGAATGTCTTCCTTGGTGGTTGTCTTGACGTCGTTGAATCCGGTGGCGCAAAGGTAGCTACAGTGGTGCTCCACCAGCGCAGAAACAGCCAAGCAAGCCGCCGCCCCCACGGCCCGTAGAACTCTCAATGTGTCCTGGGTTGCAAATGACATTGATATATGGACGTTTCGACCGACTAACGCAGAGCCAGCCAGGCAAACCCGTCCGTCGTACACAACGTACGCACCCTGAACCCAGCCCTTTTCGCGAATGGTGGCGGCCATCTTGGCGGCCTGCTTTGCAACTCCCTTGTACGGGGAGATTTCTCTTTTTACTATAGTTGCTTCAGGCATGTTTCAAGGCACTCCCGGTATTTCGAAATCTGATACTCAAGATCACAGATGGTTTTATCTTGTTGCCGTACTTTGGTTCGCAGCTCCCGAACCTCATGGCTCAAAAGCTTCGCGATCTCTAGCCATTCTCCAACTCTCATAGCCACCCCTCTTTGATAGGATGATGCAATCATTTGTCGCCAGTTAGTGAAAGTAGGGACGGGACCCTCAATCCCGGCAAAGTCACGGGCGCGGAGGTGGAATTGATATTCCATCTCGTTACCGAGAAGTCGGCTTCCCAAGAGTTCACGCATCGCGATACCGCCATATGAACTCGTACGGCCCAATGACCAGCGAGCGGCATCCCGGTACCCACTTCATCGAGCGGGTGAATCGGAACCAGGGCCGTTTCCAGCCCCACCGGATGACCTTAACGTAGTGCTTGGTTTGCGTGTCAGCCATGTCGTTCGTACCCCGGCGATGGTCAACAAACTGGTTGTGAAGACTGTCGAGCGTCAGATCTTGTCCGCCCTCCCAACCACATGAACATTCGAGCGTGAAACCGTGGACATATTGGGTGACGATTTCCTCGTGGCGGTCAGTGGTCATTGGGCCTATCCCTCCGTTCGGTGTTCGTGTCCCTGACGTAGCTGAGCGCCAGCCTCACGCCCCCAGCCTTGCTGCGTAGGTGGTCGCTCACATTCACCGCCCCTTCCTTAGCGGCGGCATCATCGAGCCGATACACGGCCTTCTCCAACCGCTCGGTGAGTTCGGCTAGGAGGGCGTCGTCACTCATGTGTTTTCTCCATGGCACAGTCTGAGAATGACGATTCTCATGATGTCTTCCGCCAAAGGGAGTTCCGTTGCTTCGGAGTTCTGGGCTCCACTGGCCTGGGAAACTGCGCACTGTAGAGATCGTGGGTTTCCCTGAGAAGCTTCCAGGCATCCGAGAGACACCCAAGGTACTCCGGGTCGCCATCAACGTCAGAGGCAATGGCTTCTTGCACCTCTAGGACGGCAGCCGCAAGATGGATGACCACCTTGCGGACCTGCTGCTCGCGAGGCTTCGTTGCTGCATGGACATGGTTCATAGCCGGATCCCAAGTCATTCCCCGCCCCCCAGTAGTGCAAGGGCGTCACGGGAGTAGCTGAACGCGAGCGCGAGCCCCTCGGCTTTGCCGGTCAACCGTCCAAACTCTATCCTGCTGTCCGTACTCAACGCGAGCCGAGATATCTCCCGGTGCGCCTTCGAGAGCCGATCGATCAGGTCGGCGATGGCCTCTCGTTCAGTCATATCAACGTGCTCCTATCATAATCATCAAGGCAACGCCCCAAACGGCAACACAGCAAACCGCTGAAGCAATCGTGTAGACCAATTCTTCTAGGGTCATCGTGCCGCGTCCCAGTCATCGAAGTTGTCTGGGATGGGAGGCTTGGTCAGCTTGACCAACGGACCGTGGTTGGTTCCTGGAGCGAAGTTGGCCAATGGCGCCATCATGACCGCCAGAACGTCCTTGTCGGGCTTCTCGGTGTTGTTCTCGACCCAGCGGTCGGCACAGGCCGCCCAGGCCGCCTCGCGGCTATTGAAAAAGGATCCAATCCGGTACCCTGGGCCCCACGCCGTATAGGCATCCCAAGTTTCTACGCCCGGCCTCATCTTTATTGGGTACTTCACGGAGTACCCGGCCGAAGCCAGGGCCATCTTGGCAAAGGAAACGAGCGTTTCCTCGGGAGTTTCGTCCATTACCTACCCTCCGGGTGGGTGCCGGTCCAGATGGCAACTGCCCAATCCACCTTGGACGTCAGCAGCTTCGTCACTTTCTCCAGGTTGATCCCAAGGGTCATATCGGGGTCAACCTCGCAGGTAGCCGCCATAGAGAACTCTAGGCTCTCATACTGCTTCGGCTGGATAACCCTGCGGACAGACACAGAGATGGACTGGGGCCTTGGTCCAGGCTTCGGCAACGGCTTCTCGTTCATGATGTGGGCATCAGCCTCGTCACATCGCTTCTGAAAGTCAGCTTTCTCGGCATCTGTCTCGGAAGACCTTCCAACGGGCAGAGGATCTGCAAGAAGATTCTCGTACCCCTCCACTGTGTAATCAGATTCCGTTGTCATCGCTTCGCCCCGATAGCTACCTTGATCTGATCTTTGGTGAGGTTGGCGCCTGTGAGGTCGGCGTCTGTGAGGTTGGCGTCTGTGAGGTCGGCGTCTGTGAGGTTGGCGTCTGTGAGGTAGGCGCCTCTGAGGTCGGCGCCTCTGAGGTCGGCGTCTGTGAGGTTGGCGTCTGTGAGGTCGGCGTATGT